ACCATTCATGGTTTTAAGGAATCCATTCCAACCCTTACCGACTGATGACCAAGCACCATTCCAGCCCTTGACCAGCTGACTAATCCATTTTTGCATTCCTTTCCACATGTTCTGAACAGATTTTACAATGCCATCGACAAATGCTTTGAACTTTGAATTATGCTGATACAGAGCAACAAGTGCGGCACCCACAGCAATGATTGCGCCAGCAATTAAAACATAAGGGTTAGCAGCCATCACGAAGTCGAGTGCTTTTTGAGCTGTAGTCATTAGCTTTACGGCAGCATAAACGCCAAGCAAGGCCTTAGCAACAAACTCAATTCCGCCCTTGTTTTTTGCAATGTTTTTTAAGAACGAATCTGTAGACTTTAGTGGATCAGCGGCTTTTTTGGTGTTGTCTCCAACCATGCCCATGCTCTTAGCGATTCCAGACACAACACCTGAAATTGACGACCACACGGCACTGGCAAAGAGTTTTATGATTGTTCCAAGACTGGTGATTATTCCGCCAACATCCTTTTGGTGTTTGGCTATATAGTCCAACAGGCCAGCCGCTTGCTTAGCTGCACCAGCAATGGCTTTCCCCAATGAAGTAAACAAGGAAGTTACTGCCGATGACTTCAAGACATTAACGATGCTACTAATACCAGTCGATTGTACAGACACAAGTGGCTTAGCTAATGTGGCTTCAACCCCCTGCCAAGCTCCCTTCAGCCTTTGACTAGCGCCTTCACTTGTATTGCCGAAGTCATTAAAGGTAGACTTGCTGTCCTTGCTGATTTTTACAATCAAATCCTGCAGTTTTTTACTACTGATTTGACCTCCGGCAACCATTGAATTAAAAGCATTTTCTGACACACCGCTTGCTTTGGCTAATGCGCTACCAAGTCCGGGAGCGGAATTTTCCATTCGTGTTAGAACACCAGTGGTAAGTTTCCCGTTATTAAAGGCACGCTGTAGGGATTTAGCAAAGGTTGCTGTTCCATCACCGGACAACCGCAACTTGTCGCCAAGAGTAGCCACGCCTAAAGTCAATTCTTGGGTTTTGTCGACACTGCCAGTCATGCCGTAGAAGCGCTTCTGCAATGTCGACACTTGGTCTGCTGACAGGTTAGTTTCAGATTTCAAATCTCGCATTTGACCAACTAATTGTTCGGCGCCTTTGTTGCCAACACCCAACTCATTCCATACTCGTTTTGCTTGCTCGCCGGCCTCAGCTAGTTGCACGCCTTGAGTTATGGTCGATTTAATAGTTCCGCTGAATTGTGACCAAGCATTACTGATTGTTTGTCCAATAGCCGTGGCACTGACCATTTTTTTGAAACTTAATTTTGTCTTGTCAGCTTCATCTCTGGTGCCAGTAATGTGTGATTTAATCCTGTCAAAAACAGATGGATTGGCCTTGTCCATTTCGGATTGAAGGCCAGTCATGGACGATTTTGCTTTGGCTAGAGATGTAGCTGTTTCGTCAACCCGTGTCTTCTGTGTTCTGTAAGCGTCTGAATCCTTACCGCTGGCCGCCGCAATCTTGTCTAGCTCTTCAGACTGTTTGCTCAACTGCTCATTAAGGTTTGAAATAGAGGACTTATAGCCTTCCATCTTTGCCTTGTTGGCTTCTTGCTGATTGCCTTCTGCTTGTAAGCGTTCAACATAAATCTGATTTGCCCTAGCAGCCGCTGTGTACTCACTCTGTAAGCCAGCTAATCCAGACTTTTGATAGTTCATTGCCTCCCTGGCACGGTCTTGCTGAGCTTGCATTGATGCTAATTGCTTAGTTGCGCCATCGATTTGTTGCTGATATTTCAGATATTGTTGGGCAGTCTCGGCAGTGTTGCCTTTAAGCTCTGATTGCTTGTTTTTTAATGCATCAATCTTTGCTTGCTGGTCAGTGATAGAACGACCTAAGCCTTCATATTTAGCTTGAGCCGCTCCAGCCATATCACCAGCAGACTTCATTTCGGCTTCTTGTGCTTTCCAAGCCTTTTGATTTGATCCTACAACCGCTGTTAATGATTTGATGGAATTGCTTGCACTCAGCAGGTCCAGGGCAATACTTGTGGACATTTCTGCATTAACTTTTTGTGTCACTTAACATCACCCTTTCTCTTGCTTTTTGTACTGTTCAAACATCTTTCCTGGGTCAACTGGCCGGTCCTTCTTGTCTCGTGCTGACATCATCTCAAGCATCTCGAAATAGTCAGCGTCATCAAAATCAGTTAAAGACCAGTGAAAATAGACGACGGCTTGCTTTTTGCTCAATCTAAAGTCTTCAATCTGGTTTTTCAACTGGAACACTCGTTCTGGTGGGCTAAGCCTTGTCGCTTTTGTCCGCTGCCTGCTCTTTCTTATTCGCCAAATCAATATCCTCATCTGACAGGCCCATCATGCGTTCGAAAGTATAATTAACGGCCTCAATGGTTTGCTTGAATTCTAAGTCACCGAGTTTGTCTTGCTCTTGTTTGTTCAGCTCAAGAACGGTAATCAAGAAGTCGATGGACTGGTGTATCATGTTCCGTTGCATTTTAATGATTTCAATTGGCTCTTTGCCTTGAATGTCATCTGCTTGAGCCATCAGTAATTGCAAATCATACATTTTCTCCATGTTCCGATTGCTTGTCTTTACATTGTGCTCTCTATTGCTAATTGCCATTACTTTAATCTTCATCTAGTACCATCCTTTTTGATTTTTTGAATTAAAAATGCCGGCTTGATGACTTGCACACCAATGTGGCTGCTGCCGGCTTTTAGCTAATGTTGAAATTGCCTTTCTGTCGTTTTGAGCTTTATAGTTGTTCGTTTTCACATTCTTAATTGCGTCAGAATCGGTCTCTCAGCACTAACTAAATGTAACTAGCCTTGTGTTGTGGTTGTGGTCGTAGTGCTAGAGCCAGATGGAAGAACATAGCCACCAAAAACTTCACTGTACATGTTGGCCTTGTCAAAAGCTGAATCAAGGTCTGAATAAAGTTTATAAGCGGCGCCATCAAAGGCATCAGTCGTCAGAGCAGTATATGTCAGATTATCGTCAGCGTCTTGATTTTGATTCGTATCCGTTTGCAGATTGGCGCCAGCTTCTGACAGAATCCCATCACCAAAACCGTAGTAAACGTAATGCAATCGGTCTAATGTCTGGGTCGTAATAAGCATTGCTACGTGAGCTTGAATACCTTGATCCACGTAGCCTCCTTTTTGGTCATTAATCATGCCTTTAATCTGTTGCTTAACTTCGAAATTTAAGTCGTTTATGTCTAAAGCAACCGACGGTTCAGCATGCGGAATGTCGACGGCTTGAACACGGTTAAATCCGTACTTCTTGACTGGTGTACCACTTAATCCAGTGATATTGGCTGTTTTGCCCCCGAGGTCTGCTCTGCCAACAACATAAATGCCATCTGTGCCCAATCCCTTACCTGTACCAGTAATCAATTTTTGGTCATCATCAACAAGGCCAAAAGCAATACCATATAAACCTACAGTCGCCATTTATTAATCGTCTCCTAAAATTTTTGTTCTGCTGAAATAAAATGTGTTGAAAAGCTGTGATGTTTCTGGGTCTAGCATTCTTTGTCTGACTGCTGAAACCTGCCAATTATGATGTGTAAATGCCTTCATCATGGCTATCTCAATGTCTTCGGGGTCAGTTTCAAGCTCAACTGAGTACCAAATCTGTATCTCTACCTCTTGATTAAGTGCCCAGAAATCGTTATTACCAAAACTCGATGGATTATTAGCAGCGTCAGTGATGAGAACAACTGTTTTGTCCACGTTGTCTAGCTCTTCTTGCGGCAAATTGTTACCATACACAGCGTCAATACCAGCAATATTTGCTTGATTCAGCAATTCAACCGCGTCATCTACAGCGCTCATTTGTCCTCACCGCTATTCAACTTGGCGATAATTTCCTTATACTTCTCAGCTTCAGCTGCAAATACTGCACCCTTGGCATCGTCTCTGGCATTATCGACGAAATGGTCACCGTGAATTTTCTTTGTCCCATCGTTAAGAAAGCGTGCAACAAAAGCCTTATTGCCAAATCCAGCGACTGATTTACCATCATGTTCACCGTCAATATCACCAGTGGAAGACTTAATGTCTTCTGACAAATGCCCATAAGCTCCACCAGTACCTTTTGTGTCTGGGTGTTTAGCCTTCGTATCTTCTTGCAACTTGGTGGCTAGCACATCTGCACCAGCTTTTGTTATTTTTTCCTGGTCTTTAATGCTCAATTGTGCGGCCTTGCTCACCTGTTTAAGCCATTGGTCAAGTGCTTCGCTCATGTCCATGACTATGCCCCCTTCGTTATTTTAATGAGGGTCAAGTAATCATACCGAATGACATTATTGCTGTCATCTGGGCTAACATCTGCAATGTTGTAAAGAGTGCCGCTAATTCTGGCTTGCTGTTGAAAAACATTTCTAGCATCGTGTCGGGTGATGATCGTGACTGAGTTATCCAAACGTGTGCCCACAAGCGTGTACTGCTGTGTCAGCGTCCTTTTTTGTTGCTTGTAATGCAGTGTGTAAGCGGGAACAAAGGTCGAAATATTCAAACCGGCTCCCGTGCGATGCGATTGTGGTGAACCCAACTCAACAGTCTTGCTAAAATCTGCTGGAATAAAACTAACTGCCACTGCTATCACCGCCTGCTGGGGCTGCTTGAAGATGGGTAAGCATCATGATTAGTCCGTTGGGCATGCCATTGCTCAAGGTTCGGTCATAATACATGGCTGTTGCAAGAGTTTTAATGGCTGGAACGGTCAGTGCATCATCAGAGCTGGCATCAGCTGACCTATTAACCACTTGTTGTGCTGTCGTAACCAATGTTCTGATTGTTGACAATTCCGCTTGGTCAAGGTTCAACTCCGAAAGCAGGTCGTCCGAAATCTGATTAGTATCTATATCTTCCATTCCATCTCATCACTCCAATCTGTAATGCCGCCGGCGCAGGCCTATTGTTTATTTCCTTGGCGACTGTTGATTAACTAATTTCCGGAAGTGGTGGTCGAAGTGGTCGAAGCTACAGGCTTAAATGTTATAAACTTCCCGGCTTGACTGTCGGCAACCTTGTAATCGCTCCGGATGGCCGCCAGTAACACTTGCTCAAATTGTTCGTTTCTAGTCCAGCTCAGATTCACATTACCGCGAATTGCTTCTAAGACAAAGGCAGATAAGTCGCCGACGAATGCCTTTTCGTCACCCTTAGTACCCAAAACGTCGTCAGAAACAATCAGGCAAGTGGCACCAAGGAACGTCTTGCCAGTTGAGCTAGAAATACTATCTTCCAGCAGATAGCGACCATTTGCGTCCTTGGTTTTGTCGAGAGCTGCGAACATAGATTCGCTCATTACCCACATCCGGTTGCTATAATTAGACAATCCAATGTTGTATGCATCTTTCAGGTCGTCTATTGAAGCAGCAGCCGTTGCACTGGCTTGTTGCAACACGGCCCCAATCTGATATTGCTCGGTCGATGCAACAATATTATTAACATATGTGGTGAGCAGACCAACAATGTTCGGATAATCTTGGGTCATTTCAAGAGAAATAGGCAATTGACCACGTCTTGTCTGAACATCGTAGGAAACAGGCGTGATAGTTGCATTACCAATCTGCGGGTTTTCAGCCAATTCTGCTGCTGTTACCAACTGCGCATTAACCTTAGACATGACTGGCAATTTACCCGTTGGCGCACTGACTTCTACTCGATTAACATATTGTGCTAACTGTGTCGGATCCTGCGGCTGAGACATAATATCCAACACTTGGCTAGGCAATACTGCTTCACCGGCGGCGCTATCAAAACCAGCTGAATCACGCTTAATTTCACCAGTCCGTAAAAATTCTTTGAAATCTCGAACTTCTTCATTTTCTACTTTTTCTTCTGTCAAGTTCTTTGTCATTTTTTGCTCTCCATCTCTTTTATTTTCGTTAGTTTCAACATTTTGTTCTGCTACTTGTTCTACTGGCTTCTTTTCGTCAAGAACAACATCATCTGAACCATCTGAAGTGCCATCGTCTGGCTCTGATGGTGCTTGCTGAGCCGCTAATTGTTGACTGAGCGACTGGATAGCTTGTTGTAAAGTTGCAATCATGCTGACCAAATCGCCGGAAGTCGGCTGAACGGTTGTTCCATCATCACTAGGTGCAGCAGGTGTGGCAGGTGACTGAACTGGTGTTTCAGCTGGTACAGCATCACGCTTCTGTTCTTCATCTGTTGCTGGTTTGTCTAGAACAACTTTTGTGTTAATCTGCTTTTCTAAATCTGCTAACTGTTCCTTAAATTTTTCCAGAGACCGCATTTGCTCATCTCTGTTTTGTGTTTCTACTTTTTCTTCTGGCTTTTCTGCCATCTTCACTTCTTCTTTCTTGCTTGATAAAAATTCTTGCAAATCTCTTTGGACCTGAACACTTGTTTCGGTATAGGCTGGGATTGGAGTTAGTGACAGCTCAAAGACTTGGTCGATTTGATTGATTGTATGGATTGTGTTGCCACTTTGATCTACTGACCAGCTATCTCCATTGGGCGCAATTGTAAATCCGAACGACATTCCTTTGATATTGCCATTTTGTATGTTTGTGAACACGTCATGACCTAATGTTGTGTCTGGCAATGTCGCTGAGAAGTGCAATCCGTCCTGCTGAACACTGGTTGAAAGCGTTCCACTGTCGGCACGGGCCAAAATGTTGCTAAAATCATGGCTGTAAAGCAGCAAAACACTGCTCAGATCAACGCCATTTAAGGCATTTTGGGCAACATATTCTGTAAAATCGCCCTTAACACTTGGCAGATTAAACACTGCTGCAACACCTGAAATAGCCATATTTTGTCCGTTTTCAGCCTGATTGTTGCTATTTTCGTCGTTTAAGCCCGTTTCAGCTCGGATTTTAACATCGAATGTTCGTATATCCGTGTTTTTATCATTCATTTTGTCTAAATCACACCTCGTTTCTGTAGCATTTGTTGGGCCATTATTGGCGTAATTGCTGGTGTCGTGCCGGAAAGCAGCTGCTGAATCTGATTAATTAACGTAGAATTGTCAGCATCGACAGCTGAACTCTCATCGAAATCAACCGGTACACCGAGTTTTGCTGTTAATTCACCTTCCAGAGGCATTGTGTAACGCCTCAGTGTGTTACGATACAAACTTTTGACCATGTCTATTGAGCTTTGTTGGTCTCCAGCACCATTTAAGTAGTTGCTTGGAACGCCAAATGCTTCTGCCACAGCAGTTTTTCCAAAATCCATCGTGCTTAAAAACTTAGCAACGTCTGAATTAATCTGCAAACTGTCAAAGGAATAAAGTTGATCTTCAACAAGTGGTCTGCCAGCATTTGCACCTTCATTAGCTTTTTCAAATGCTTCACGAGTTGCTTCTTTTTCTTCGGGCGACAGTGCACCTTCAGCAACCTTGATTCTGATTGAAGGATTAATAGCATTCTTCAGCGTTGAAAGCGTCAGCTGAGATGAATAGTCTTGCATATTCACACTCTGAACCAAGGATTGAAGTGGACTGATACCAATTAAGCTGTCTGTTTGATTTGATCCTGTTGAAAGCAGTCGAAAATGCAACATGTTACTGGCTGGATAGTTAATTGTTCCTCTGTCATCTTGATAATTGACTGTGTAAGTCAGACTGCTTGAATCGTCAGCAAGTATCACATTGACATCAGATGGTGGTACCAGCTCTAAACTTGTCGGAATGTTGTTACTATCTCGCTCAACAGTCACGTAAGCATTGCCACTCAGCAACATGGAAGCTGTTACAGACTGCCAAAAGTTATAGCCACTAATCATGGAACTTGGATTCTGCAACACGTTTTCAAATGGTGGCGCCGCTGAAATCGTTGAACTTGCCACATCACTACTCAGCAAGTTAATGACAGCAAATACATCACTATTCTTCAAAGCATACTCAGCTGAGACTAGATGGTTTGGAAGTATCTGACCATTTGAAACAACAAAACTGCTCATGTTCGTGCTCGGAATCGTCATGGAGCGTCGTTCAAATTTCATGAATGGATTAATCATCGTTTTTTACTCATCTCTTTTGCTGGGGTGATGGTGAAATAATCCAGCCAAGAACCAACAGGCAAGCACCAAGCACAACCAATCCAGCAACGTTATTGATTAAAAAGCCGGCTGTCGTAAATGCAATCAATGCTGCCAAGAACAGTAGTAATGGTAACGCTTGTTGCAATTGCTCTAGTTTGTCCAATCTTTCACCCCGTTTATTTTCGTGTTATTTTTTTATCTCTACATATATATAACGTGCAACATGCACCGTTTTTTAGACTAAAAGCTGACGTTCATAAGAAACGCATGCTTTTCATCGTCTGACATGCCAGAAAGCGGGTCTTTTTTAGCTGATGCTTGGTCAAAGTCTGGATTAATGTCACTGTATTCATAATAAGCACGGCTGAAAGCATCTATGAAAGCGTCCACACAGTCAATCTTGGCTGATGCTCGGTCCTTATCAACTTTGATGCCAGCTTGTGAACCTACTAAAATAGCATTTCTTAAGCTGTACTGAATGATTGGGTCATCATCGTAATGAATTCTGTGTTCTCTCATTGCCTTGCCAAACTCATGAGTTGGTTTATCGAGCTTGTCACTTGTCTGTTTTAATGGCATGAGTGGAAATGGCTCTGTCTGCTCCAACTTATCCAAAACATCGCTAGTTCCCCAGCGGTCAAAAACAAAAAACTTAACCTCTAATTGATTGCTCTCGACATAGTCCATAATCCAGTTGAGCACGCTATCATCGTCGATGTAACCAAATCTATTTTTTGCAATTGTTGCATAGCCTTGTTGTTCAGCCGCTCTGTAATTGATTCCGTCCATTTTCTCTTTTTGCTGAATACTGCCATTGCAATGATTAAGCGGAACCCAACTGTGCTGTTGAAGGTAGTAATGCGTCTCATTACTCACTTGATATGGAAAAATGAAGGCCACAGACGTGTCATCGCTCAGCTTGCTCAAGTCAAATCCTACATAAACCTCACGACCCGAAATGTTGAATGGTGGTTGTTTGGTCACAGCAGCGTCAATGTCATGAATATTCAAAAATCTGTTTCCCGACGCCTTTATCCACATGTTCAAGTTCTTGTTCTTGAATTCGTCTAATGTTCCGTCCAGCTTTTTCTTGTCTCGCTCGGAAACTAAACTTGGAAGCATTGTGTCATGCTTCAGTGCCAGAATAGGGTTAGATTTGATCCACATTTCCGGATTGTCTACTTCATCCTCACTGTCTTGGCTGTAATTAATCATCAGCACATCGTCCAACTTGCGTGAATAATCTTTCTTCATTGCTTCTCGTGCTAACTTCTCGTCTAGATAAAAACTGCTGGTAGAATCGGGATATGCTGTTGATATAGACCAGAACTGGTGGTCAAACACCTGAACCTGCCCTGATGTTATCTTCCCAATGTTTTCCTTGATTGTACCAATCCGGCCATCGTCACCACTTTCATCAGCCACGGCTAGTCTAAAATGGTATGAATCAAATTGACCAGATTCATGTGACAGACGTAGCAGCTGGTTTCGTGACTTTTTTGATCTGACAACATCGTCCAAAGTTTTAATCTGCTGCTGCTTATACATGTGCCGAACGTCGCTCAACTCACCCAACCTGTCAAAGGTCAGCTGAATGTAACGCCAACCCTTCTTTGACTGACTGACTACAGGAGCAACGTATGCAAGGTCCTGGTTGAAAAGTCCATCACTGGCAATCAGATAGTCATAGGCAAGCAATATGTTCGTGACGTATGTCTTGCCGTTAGTACGAGAGACGCTGAACTGAACCCTATGAAACCTACGCTCACCTTTTTCATTACGCCAACCTTGGCTTTCGCAAAGCAATGCTTTCTGCCAAAGCATTAATGGTAGTGGTCGGCCTGTGTCAACATCTGGGCAAATGGCAGCAAAATTAAGTACCTCATGGCACTTGCCCAAGTCGTAATGGTAAGAAAAGTCATCATCACCAATTCTCGTTAGGTCTTGAAGGTGCCTGAAACAAGCAAGTTTTATGTCTTGTCCTGCCACTATGCTGCCTTCGAGAACTTGAAAAGCATACTGCGTCATTGGGTCGTGATACTGCTCAGCAATAGCGTCATAGGCACCTGACTTCATCTGCTGTTTATAAGCTCTTTCAACTGTCCAATCTGGCTTCGTTAAGTCAAATTTCACCATCTATCACCTTCTTTTTCGTTTTCGTGCAGTGCTTCTTTCAAGGTTGGGCCATTATCTTCATCATCGTCATCATCAAGCACGATTGAAGCTCTCGCCTGTGGTGATAAGCCAAGAGCATCTGAAAGCGATTTGATTTTGGCGGTAGCACTATCGAGAATTGACGCCGCTGGGTTCTTTCGATTGCCCATGCTTATTCCGTTCTCGTTTATGTCTTCGTAGGACATTCTCGCAAGTTGAATCTGTTCGCAGAGTGCAATTACAACCGCTTTGTCCGTTTGTTTTGCTAGTCCTGCCTGATTTAACATTGGCACTAGCTCTCGCCAAGCCGATGAAGCATATCCAGTTAAATATCTGGGTGGCGTAGTCTGTAACTGTGACATATTGCTTGTTTTTTGCGCTAATTCTTCGGTTCGTCGTCTTTGGTCAGCTCTATCGTGCGGGTCCTGCGTTATTTTTATCTTTCTGCCTGCCATTTTGTACCCCTCCTTTCGTTCAAACTGTCTGAAACACTGATTTTAAGCCATTCTTTCGTCCATTTTTGCTTGCTCAATTGTAGTATTTGCGATGTCTTGACCACCCACGAATGCCTTAACCATGCAGTTTATAGCGTGCCTAGGCTTGTGTAAAAAAGTTTTAATTTCTGCATATTTTTTGGGCGAGATTCATTTTGTTATGTTAGGTCCCCTTCTACACTTACGGGGGCGGGGCGTTCAGCGTTTTATCTATTTTCTATTTTGTTATTTTATTTGTGGCGCGATTAACAGCATGAGAACAATGCTAATGGTTGTGTTAGCTATCATTCGTTTTTGTCTCTCTATATATAATACGTGCAACAGGCACCGTTTTTGATGTCAAAGACTATTCAGCCACTTTAACTTGATCCCTCAATTTTTTTAGTCGTCGCTTCTGTGTTGAAACACTAATTCCAGTGATGCATTGAATCTGTTTGTATGTCATTCCCTTTAGTTTTAGCTGCAAAGCTTCTTGAACCTGCTCGTCCGAGTATGTCAATGGCCGCCCTTCCTTATAGTTTTCACGATGCTTTCTAGCATAATTCTTACCTTCTCGCATTCGAGTCACTATCATATCACGTTCAAACTGGGCAAAGACCGAGAAAATAGTAAATATCAGCTGACCAGTTGGTGTGCTATCAATTATTCCCAAATTCAGAATGTTAACTGTGATGTTTTTACTAAACAGCGAGTGAATCACTTCAATTGCTTCTCCCGTGTTACGAGCAAAACGATCAAGCTTAGTTATGATAATAGTGTCTTTAGGTTTCACGACTTGTAGTAGACTTTCGAAAACGGGTCGTTCCATCGTTGTCCCTGTGTATTTCTCTGAATATATCATCCTTGCTCCTGCTTTCCACAAAACTTCTATTTGTGGCTCTAATTTTTGTCCCTCTGTACTAACCCTTGCGTAACCATACTGCATTCCATTTTCACATCCTGCTCAAAAAACTAAAGGGCAGTCCGTAACTGTTAAGTTACGGACTGTTGGGCAACAACTGCATTTGTTTAAGCTAACAGGTAAAAAAGATTTTTGTATAAAGTAAGAATGAAGGAGATTTAAAGTTAAGAAAACACAAGGGTAGAGCCATTTGAAGTCCCAGAAGATGGGAAACAAAAAAGGGTTGACAAGGATCTGGAGCGCCCTATAATATATGTTGATGGGGGCAGTCTGTAACTTAACAGTTATGAGCCGCCCATCTAAGGAGGAATTACCATGTCACAAACAGGAAAAATTGGTCGTTCAGCTACAATTGCGGGTGCGGCAATGCTACCCCAGACAGGGGAAAAAGTATTTAGCTTTTTGCCGATCGTTGGTTCGGTTTTAGTCGTTCTGGTTGTGGGTTTTTCAGTTGTGAATTGGCTCTTGCGTAAACGGTACCATGTTCAATAGCCTATGGATAAACTCACGTACTACATCAACTGGTTTATTCTGACTGCCAGTGCACTGGGTCTTTTGTCAGCATTTGTTACTTTCTGGTGTGCAAATGTTTATGATTTTCGCTACCTGAAATATCGGTTTGCACATGCTGAGGCAATAGAATCCTTCAATCCCACGGTCACCATCATCGTGCCCGCTTTTAACGAAGAGAAAAGTATCGTCAATACTTTGAACTCTTTATGTGCTAATGTTTATCAGAATAAACAGATCGTGGTAGTGGATGATGGCTCAACAGACAACACCCTAAGCCGCGTACAAAAGTTTATTCGGGCTAACCCAGAGAAGCCCGTTCAAGTGATCCATCAAAAGAACGGTGGTAAATCGGTAGCCATCAACAATGCCCTTTTTAATCTTGATACGTCTGCGCTGACAATGGTGTTAGATGCCGACTCGGAACTGCGGCCTGACGCAATAACTAGAATGGTCAAATGGTTTTGGAATCCGAAGGTGATTGCAATGGCGATGAACGTCAAAATGACATCATTGCCTACTCTGTTAGGACTTTGTCAGCGGTACGAGTTTGTCAGCGCATATCGAGGGAAATGTGCAGAGCACGTCCTCAAGATTTTGTACATCATCGGGGGCATTGGTTCAACATTCCGAACAAGCTGCCTAAAAAGTGTTGGCGGATATGAAACTGACACTCCAACTGAGGACATAGATCTTACGCTCAAATTGCTGTCCGTTTTTGGCAATAATCATTGGGTCATTGGTTATGCTAATGATGCGGTTGCTTTTACCCAACCTGTAAGTAAGTTTAAATCACTAGTAAAGCAGCGATACCGGTGGAAGTATGGCAGGTTCGTTTCGTTCATGAAGTATCGCCACTTGTTTTTCAAAACCGATCGCAAACTTAGCAAGATGCTGACGTGGTTTCAACTGCCTCGTGCTATCTCACAGGAATTTTTCATGTTGGTGGAACCATACGTCTTCCTTTACCTCTTACTCGTTGTGGTTCATTTTCAAGATTGGCGAATGCTGTTTGCTATGGTTTCTTATGTCGTGGTCGTCATTGGACTGTCAACAATTTCTTCTAAGGAAACAATAAAATCAAAAATGTTGCTTCTTCTGGCCGCACCGTTTGACTTTCTACTGTCCTATGTTCTGACGGTTGTCGAATACGTTTCGCTTCTTAATTCATTCGCACACTGGAAAACCATTATCCATTACCAGCGCAACCATGCCAATTGGAATCATGTCGAGCGACTGTAAATAGCATGCTGAGCCTGGCTATTAGCCGGGCTTTTTTTCTTGCAGCACTTTTGTCCACCATGATCTGTTCAAATGTTGAAGTTTAATATCTCCATTTGGTTGCTTACTAATTATCTGTTCAATTTTTGTTTTGCGATAATGACAGCGCCCGCACAATGTCCACAAATTGTTTGAATCTAGTGCTTCTTGATGTGAGCACAATCTGCGGGGAATGATGTGGTCAATTATTTTACGGTCTTGAACAACATTGCCACAGCTTTGACAGGTTGCCATGTCACGAGCATAAACGGCGTCTCTTACATGCTCCCATTGCTTGCTGTGGTAAAACTGGACTGCTTCTGGGTCTCGCTCTGTTTGGTCGTATTGCTTTGTCTTGCTGGCTTTGATTGCCTGTCCTAACTTACTCTTGCGGTATGCATCTTTTTTGGCCTGCCACTCTTGCTCATGTACTGCCTTGTGCTCTGGGCAATACCTTTCATGGATTGGAATAATTTGATGGCATAGCGGCTCGCCACATTCGTGAAACAGGTTTTGACTTCTGTTTCTTCGTCGACTAGTCAAAGGGTATGCCTGCTTTCTCTAACTGACTGTCGAGATTAGCAAGTTGCTTATTAATGACTGGTTGAGGCGTTGGTGCTGTCTGCTGATGGTACTGGTTGTATAAATCTTGTTGTGGATTATGAGCTGATGACTTATGCATGCCATTACTTATCACAGCCTGACTTAACTTTTCCTGCGGACGCTGACCACCATCATGACTGCCACTATTTAATAGGTAGAAATGGTCAACTGCAACTGACCAGCCATATTTCTTTTCTCCAGTTGATGGGTCAGCATAAGTCGATGTTTTTATCTGCCCGTCTATTCCAAGCATTTGGCCTTTTTGAACCATCTTGCTGAAGTTTTCTGCCTGATGCCCAAACAATGAAAGCGGTATGAAGTCAGCTTCAACACCATCTCGAGACTTGTAGATTCTATGCACTGCCAAAAGGCTTGATACTACTCCATTCCCAGCTTTAACGTCTGTTGCAATTCTGCCAATCATCTGTACGTTGTTCATTATTAATCTTCCTCCATCATTAAATCACGATTTTCATACATCTTGTTCAGAAACTTGCACTGGTCATCGCTAGTTGCATCATAAAAGTCATGAAGCAATAAGTATAGATATGTCACATGGGAATCAATGGCAACATAACGACAATAACCCTTATGAACGTTTATGAACTCTTGCATGTCGACTGTTGGATTCTGTGTCCAATCGTCAAAATCACTCAGTGCTTCTATTTCATCATTTTTCATATGTTTGTACGCCCTTTCGATGTTCAGTAAGGTAAAGAGTTATCTTCCTCAATTTTGCCTGAAATTGTCTGTTGCTTTGGCCATATCTGACCATCGTTTCTTCCTTCCCATAGCGCAATACTGACGCCACCCATGCTCGTGATTGACGATTGTGCAGAATCTGATTGGCTCTTGAAATTGCCTCATTAATTTCTTGCTCGTTGTATAAATCTGGAGGAATGGTCAAGGCTAACATATTTTCCTTGTCAGATTCGACTTTCTCTGAATGCCATTGCCTACGTTCTATGTCCTTACGTGCAAAGGTGATTCGCCATTGAAGAGTAGGTAGCTCACGCACAATTGCATCTTCCGTGTCTTCATCTGTCCAACTTTTCAAACGGTGGCTAATCAATTCAACTATTAAATCTTGGGAAGCATCTGCCAATGACTCATGCAAGTGATACGAAAGAATTTCTGCCTGCCTGCCGAACGTAGTCATGGTCAAAATGTCTTTGATAGTATCCTCGGCAAGCATCATTTACCACGCTTTGCAATAATGGCACTGACTAGGGCAATGGTTAAATCGATGGTGAAATAAACGGCTAGATAAATCAGAACAAAAATACTAAAATTATAAATGGCAGTCCAGCTGGCGTTAAAAATGCCGGTCCATTTCATCGCCAACATCAGAAGGGTTGAGTAAATCAGAACGTCGCCGAATCCTAAACTTTCATTTTTCATGTTACTTTTCCTCCATTTGTTTATCTGACTGAGCAAACTCGAAACGATAAGGCCGATTGAGATGAAGCGTGTGATTGCAGCAACCTTGAATACTCGTCACAGACAAATCATTGTCACGTGATGCGGCACTGATTGATTTGTAAACATCTTTACGACCGTTTTCAGAAATTTTTACGACAGCCCTACCGTGGGAATAACTACTATTCCCAGACATTGTTTCCATGCGATGGTGCTTAACCAGGTTGGTATGATAAGTGACCCAGCGAAGGTTTGAAGCGTTGTTGTCCAACTTGTCATCATTGATGTGGTCGACCACCAGCTTTTCGTCTGTCTTTGGTTGCTTGACCCAAGCCAAGGCAACTAGACGATGAACCGTCGTGGTTGTATACTTGCCGTCTACATATACATTGACCATTTCATACCCTGCATTATTGACGAGTGTTGATAAAACGTGTTTCGTTCTGCCAATTATCTTGCCTGAAGAGCTGGCATAATAATCACTAAATGGCGCTGGGCACTGCCGAAATTTGTCTGTTCTAACAATGAATCTGACACTCAGCTCTGATAACTCTACTTTATTCTCAATTACATGTGTTTCCATACTTTATTCTCCTATTCCATTTTTACTACATATACATTATACAACATTTCAAAGCGAGATTGATTTTTCTTATCTCTCACCGCCTCTATATATATGATATAGCTCATCGAAACATGAAAGATATTGTGAGTAAAATAGAAATGCCGGTATATCAACGTTTTCAAAAATAGCTCAAAAATATTTTTATTTCTTAACCTTTTCGTAACATTTAATGTTGCTTATTCCTCACCTTTGTTCTTTACACTGTCTAGTATAATGAATGTGATAAAAGTTGAAGGTCAGTGTCATGTTACATGATAATTATTTCTGTTCCTCGCCTTTGCCCTTACATAGATAGTATAGACAAAGTGATAATTTTTTAAGGTCTTGCAATATTGAATGAAGTTGATGCTTATTCCTTACCTTTGCCTTTACATAGATAGTATAGACAAAGTGGTAAAAGTTGAAGGTCATGTCAGCAAGGGGTAACTAAGCTAAACTTAGCCAGCTGCGGTGCGTGATGACGTGCTTCCGGAGATTCTGACGAACGACGTTTGAGATGCCACTTGATTTCAAAAATGAAATTCACGTCAGCAGGTGTGTGATGCAAAAAAACAATACCGCCGTATCATAATCCTATGAATAACCTTTCTGACGGGCTTTTAGACGTGTCAGGCTGATTGTGTATGGCGTTATTCCGAGAATCCAGACGAACGATGCCAGTCGCTGAATAGGTGTCATGAACATGCTTTCAGAAAGGTAACTCACGTCAGCATGTGTGCTGGTGATGATGATGACCCCTTTGCATCGAATCGATGACCCCTTCAACAGCTACTCTGCAGGGCTTACGGCGATACATGCGTTATCCTCACTTTGATGATGACGTGAGGTAGCCAAAAAAGACTAAGCTGTGGAAATAAAAAGCAGGGGTACTGCGAACGTACTGCTGCTCAACCTGCCAGAACGTTGCGTTCGGTCAGACTAGGGTAAGGCATGATGCTTATTTGTTGACGTTTTTTGTTGACTTTTTTAGATTCTGCCTCGAATCGCTGAACCCTTACTCTGCCATGCACTGCAGATGATTAAGGGCCAGATTTGTTGCCGTTTGTTGCCATTCAAAAAAAAAGAGGTCAACAAGCTCCACCCTACTCTGCCAGGGGAAAAAGCTGATTTGTTGACGTAAATCCACTTTTTTTCAAAGTTACTTTCTATATATATACACACTCAATCTTTTTTCTTATAAAAAGTTAAAAAAGACGTCAACAATGTCAACAAATAGGCTGTACTCCTTGTGGCTGTAGTTGTGGGTGAAGATTTAGCGACGTCAACAGACGTCAACAAAAAATGGAAGCAAAATAGGCTGTATCCCTTGTGGCTGTAAGAGTGAAGGCCACTTTTAAGCCAATAAAAAAACGTCAACAAAAAACGTCAACAAATTGCATATAAAAAAAGACGGCCCATCTCTGGACCGCCTTACTGTGGCTTAAATACTATTACTTTTTATCCTTGGACAAGCACCATGTTACTTTTCCGATGTATTCTCTGATGCTTGAATCAAATTGGTAACCCTCAACGAATGTATCTTCAGTAACTCTTGTCTTTTTTTTCGTCCAGCCATACTCAGCCATTCTCTTTACAAATTGAGGCTTGGATAATGGACGACGAAATCCAGAATCCAGACAGAATTGTTGAAATTGCTGATAGGCCCATTGTACTGGGAGCCGTGTTGAGCTAAAATCATTTTCGTCCATGAAATTGGCTACTTGGTCATTACCCTTAGCAAAGTCCTCCAGCAGAGACTGGCTAATCTTAGGCTGTATAAACTTGTCTAACTTTCCAGTCATTACCAACGCATGCTTCAAAAGCCACTCTCTCACTTCTGGCCGATGAATGTAGTCTGTCTTGATTTCCTCATCTGCTTTGTTTAAGTCAAAATGCTGTAAGAACGGTACAATCAGCATCCGACGGTTTGTTCCTTCTGACTGGTTAGCGAAACGTGGCATTTCATTAGTTGATTGGATGATTGTTCCGTTAAAAGTGAAATTAATAGGTTGTTTATTCTTGACGTCTGCACGTAAGACATCGCCAGTGATGGCAGAGTTGAAATCTGATTGGTCTGCAATGAATTTGCCCGCCTGAACATCGTCACCAATCACAAGTGAACGTCCCATCAGCTCATTCAAAGCAAAGCGTTCTCCAAATTGGTCTGCTTTCAGATGTGCTGTGTTTTCAGACCCAACAATAGCTTCCACCAATGCTTCAAACGAGCTTTTACCGTTTGCTCCGTTCTTTCGGTTTGAATTGGTATCGCCGATTAACCACACTGCCTGACGCCGAGAGTATGATGACTGGCAGGCATCACCGATAATCTGTAGTAACACGGCCAGAACTTCCTTATCGCCATTTGCCAGCGTTTTAAGCCATTCTAACGGTTTCCATTCTTTTCCATCTTTTGTTTTTATGACTGGCTCTTGAACAGACGGGTTGTAATTGGTAGCAATTTTCGCCACGAAATGAAATTTAGGACCGAAGCTGACTAGCTTTTGCTGTTTCAAATCAAAAACACCATTTGCGCAAGCAACAAGCATTTTATCATGAGCTGGCTTGCCATCTCGCACACGGTCATCGTCAGTCAGAATGCTGTATACATCGGAGATTTGTTTGCTTCCCATTTCTGGTTGAACTTTGTGAACGAGGTTACTAAACAGGGTCTCTGATGATGAATAAATGCCTTTTGATGGGTCATACATAAAGATTGGCGAGTTGACTAGTTTTCTGTCCATCCACATCGGCACATTCTTCAAAATAATGTCCGCAACGTCAGCAATGTTTAGAGATGCAACCTTTTTTGTCTTTGGGTCTACAGCTTCTAATGACTGTTGCTTTTCCGCTTTTCTTTGCTTTGCATCTCTCACAAGGGATAATGAGATTGATTGTGCAGTGTAAGTCTTATTCTCGCCTGCTTTTTCATAAATAGGAACAAGTGTTTTGAACAAGACCTTGAACGGAACGCTGTTTGGAGAATAATGTGTTTTCATATGCTCATTCAGCTTGGTTTCGTTGTCTGCTTTCCAGTCTTCATTATCACCTGCCAGAACGTCCATAGCATCATATAGTGCGTTTTTGCTGAGGTCATTGTGCTGATAGTAAGAGATGAGCTGAATCATTAGCTGGCTGAATGTTTTTTCGTTCGCCAATTGATTTTCAGCCACCCACTCAGTCAACAGCTCATGAACATATTCATCGTCATATTTTGCTGAGTTTCCAAAACGATAAATGGCCTCAATCTTCGTTGTTTTGGTTGCTTTTTCATCATCTGGTTGATAATCAGCAATCGCCTGTTCCACATCAAACTTTTGACCGTCGTGAATAATAATTTTGTCTTTGTTCTGCTCAGTCTCGACTGGTGCACTGAACATTTGAGCCCAGGTTGTCATGGCTTCATCTGATTGAATGCCTAGCAACTGATTAATCATACCAATGACTGCTGTCTTTTCTTCCTTATTCTTCATCGGCCGGCTAGGGTCAATCGCCAAATGGTATCTAATGCCCTTGAAGCCATAGGAAATTGACGGGTAAAGCGCATAGCTGACTTGGCTGAATGTGGTAGCAACTCTTGAAATGAATGCCGCTTCATCGTCAACCTCATCAAAATCAACAAGCACAAGGCTGGCATTATGGTAAGTATCATTGGATCGTTTTCCACCATCTAAAGTTCCCGCCACGATGTACTGTAAGCTGTTGGCCTTGAAATCGCTGACGCTGTTTTTGTCTACATTTGCCATTTGAGGGTGTTGAGCCATTTGCTTTAACTGCTCATAGTCACTTGATAAGGTAGGAATTGCTTCCATGGTTGAATTCTTAAATCCGTTTTGTTCGTACAGCATATAAACATTCCTCTTTTGGTTGCCCAGCGGAAGGAAACATGCTATTCTATATCTGTCAAGGTTTAGAACAGTTTTCCTCTGGACTGCGTTCGTCGATTCCTCTATCGACGGCTGAATAGTGTCCAGCCCACTTTCATCATCATTGGTCACGGTCGTCACCGTGGCTATTTTTTTGCTCTAACGAACAAGTCTGAAATTTCAACATTTAAGGCTAAGCAAATTTTTTCTGCTTTTCTCATTGTGATTGGGCGAGTGCCTAAATGCGAAAACGTGAAGTATTCGATTCCAGACTTTTCAGATAAATCACGTTTGTTGTTCAGTCCAGCTTTGACCATCGCAATGTCTAAATCATCGTCGCTGGCAAGCCAATACTTATTTTTCACGCTTTTCATGGTTCATTCCTCCTTACTACCCTATTGTTCCCATCTTTCATCAAGAACATAAGCCAGGTTTATCATCCCCGGCCTATGAAAGAGGAATAATTCATGATTTACCAGAGGAAGATTAGGATTATCTTCCTCCATATATAATACGTAAGGCATGCACCATTTTTATCTGTTCCTTTGCCTTACATCTAATATTATAGCTCTTGTGCTAAAAAATGAAGGTCTGTCAATACGTTCATTAATTATTCAGGCACTATAGCCCTTGGGAGAGTAGGCGTTCAGACGATGAAAAAATAGTTCAAAAGATAGGACTAAAGTCGTAGAAAAGATAAGGCTAAAGTCGTAGATGCTATGGTGCTTTTCTTTCACCCTTAACGCATGTCTAACCCTCTTGTTGTCTAACTATCATCTAGCTCTATTTTTACACCGTCCTTTTCGCTGTCTCAGCTTGCCCTTGCTACCAATTTGGAAGAAGGACACGGGCACTCGCAATGGCGTAACATCGGCACTTTGAGCATGGTTGATTATACTTGAATGAGCAAACACAATTTCTTCGCAATTATCCGGTATAATCTGGGCACTTGAATGGAGGTATTCGATATGTACCGTAAAACAATCGGTTTTCTCCTTGCCCTCGCCGTGGCGTTGGCCATGGTGATTGATACGTATATTCTCTTCTTTAAGAAACCAGCGGCTGTAGAATCCGCCGCGGCCAGCAGTAACCAGCGCAGTGCGGCGTCATCGTCATCATCAACGACCGCCACGGCCAAACAAGCCTTGAAAGACGGCACGTACACCGGCAAATCAGTTGATACCCCGCATGGTGCCGTACAGTTGCAGATCGTCGTGCGCGCCGGCCGCATCAGTCAGGTCACCACCCTCGCTTATCCCAACGAAGAGCGGCGGTCCGAGCAGATCAATGCCCAAGCCTTGCCGATCCTGAAAGAAGAGGTCTTGAAGAGCCAAAGTGCCAGCATCCAACTGGTCTCCGGGGCTACAGAAACCAGTACCGGCTTCAAAGATTCCCTGCAAAACGCCATCAACCAAGCCAAAGAAAGTCAGGCGAGCGCATGAGTATTCCATTTATTATTCACCGCACACTGCAAGAAATGACGATTCCCTTCACCATCAGTCTGGCCGTCACTGACCGGGCCGCCGGGGCGCCTTTGCTGACTCAAGCGGCTGAGCAAGTGAGTACGGCGCTGGCCCGAATCAATCGGTTATATTCGCCGTTCCGAGAAACCTCTCTGGTGCGCCGCTTTCAGACCGGAGACCAGGGGCTGCTGCTCACCGAGCCGGAATTTCAAGAAATTTATGCAGCTACTTTGGCCGCGGCCCATTATACCCAAGGGGATTTCGATCCCTTCTTTAACGGCGCCTTTGATCCCACCGGCTACGTGAAAGGCTGGGCGGTGGAACAAATCACCACGGCGTTTCTGACCCCGTTGCTGGCCAATCCCCGGGTGATCGCCGTGAGCCTCAATGGCGGCGGCGACTTGCAGGCGGCCACCCGGCCGGACAGTGCCTTCACGTGGCACATCGGCATCGAAGACCCGGCCAATCCGCAGCGGATCATTGCCGCTTATGAGCTGGCCAATGGGGCGGTGGCCACATCGGCGGAAAATAAACGGGGCCATCATATTCGTCATACCGGCCCCGGGGATCTGGCCCAGGTCACCGTCTTGGCAGACCACTTAGCTGATGCGGATGTCTGG